CAAGACCGAGAGCTTCCAGATCAGTCTTGACAGCAGCCTTGAACTTTGCCGGAACCTGATTAAAGGTTCGACGACCTGCGATGATGAGTGCGACATACAGTGCTACCATGTTGTTACCTCCTATTAAAAATTTGGATAAAATATAAAACATGGTTACTCCTCCTCAGCGATAGGATCGCCGTTGGTATCGTAGCCATATTCTAACAATTTTGCCTCGACATCTGCCTTAAATTTTTCAGGCACCTGGTCGAAGGTTCTGCGCTTATTGATGATAAGCGTGGCATAAAGATTGACCATTTTTGCTACCTCCTCATTCAGGAATCATTGCTGCGACGGCATCATACAGATCGGCAATTGCTTCCATGATAGCAAGCTGCTGGGAATCACCAGTTTCCTGACCTGCCATGAGCTGAACAATGTTGTCCGAATCATTCGTTCCTTTAATGGCGTTTTCAGCCATAAGCAGATTGGTGTATTCATTGAACTCCCGAGGGGTCAGCGCCGCTTCCTGATAAGTCCAGTAAGTGGTTTTATCGCCCTGTTCGGAAATTCGTACAATACTCGTAATGTCCTTGCGGAGATATACGGTTCCAACAGTAACCTCAAGTGCAGTTGGCTGGACTGTGCTCTCGGCGTACTTGTAATTTAACTCCATGCGACTTTCCTCCTTTCGCAGTGTAAAGACTGACGAGTTTTTGATATACCCGCTTCTCATCGTATTTGTCATATCGTGAAACTTTTCGCTTCAATTGCTGGAAATTGATACACGGTTTTATCCACTTCCGATACATCAAATAGGTATCGGTGCAGTCGATCCACCCAAGATAAGACAACATTTGCCGAGCATCGAGTATGGTTGTTTTCTCCTTTTTGGAGATTTTGCGAGCTTTTCTCGTGGCCTTGTACATGATGGATTTTCGAAGAATCGTTCGATTACGATAAAAGCGAAAGCCCATGAAGTCCAGGTCACGCCCCTGGTTGTTGCCATAGGAAAAGCGAAAGACTTGCCAATTCGCTTTAAGTTCTAAACCAAGCTCCATTTCCAAATAATCGGAAATTGCTTGTCTCATGCGGTGCAAAACCCTCTTGTTGCTTCCGAAAATGACCATATCGTCCATGTAGCGCATATAGTGCACGGCACAGAGCTGCTCCTTGATGAAATGATCTAAACCCTGCAAATACCAGTTGGAAAGCCATTGAGAAGTATAAAAGCCAAGTGGAATACCAACCTCTGTAACATCGATAATGCGGAATAATAGCTCCAACATCTTCTCGTCATGAATGGTCTTCTTCAACTTGGCTTTCAAACGATCGTGTGGGATGGAATCAAAGAAATGGCGAATATCCATTTTGAGGACATACTTACAATTCTTCGGGTCAGTCCTGATCCACTTCTCAATTACCTGCTTTCCTTTATGGGCACCTCTGCCCGGAAGACTGGCATAGCTGTGTTCATACATTCCCTTGCAGAACATCGGCTTCATGGCATTTACGATGCAATGCTGAACAAGCAGCTCTTCCATCGTAGGGACAATAATAGTGCGCTCCTTGCGAGTAATCCCATCATAAATGTAAACCGGCACATGCTCGGCGTTTTCGTAGTTGACTATCCAGTCTAAGGATTGTTCAACTGCGGCATCGTCAGACATGTGCCGGTGTTTCATGATTTTACGGAATCTCTTGCTGTGCTTTGCTTGAGACAGAGCGTACCGTCGGTTCGTTTCGGATATTGTTTTTTCGTACAAGTGGTTATAGGATTTCATGTTCTCTCTTATCCTCTCATCCGCTTTCGACTTATTCTCAGCTACTCACAGATGCTTGCACCGAGTTAATTTTCACCAAGTGGTGAGGAAGAGATGCGGATATCTCTTGCCATTTTGAAATGGCGGCATACACTGCATTAAGGAGAGCTTCTTATGGATAAGATAGAGCCGCGCCATTGTTCGAGTTCGAATTGGACGCCGTATTGTTCAGATTAGCGTAGAAAGGACCGACCATAAGGTCATTGTTCCAGTTGCCGCCGACATACGCGCTGGGCGCAGTGTATACCCCTAATATTTAATTGTTTTCGTTTACCCGGCGAACCTAAGGTTCTCCCGTCCTCTCCTCGCTGCTTACGCAGCAGCAAGCGGTTTACAAGAGAGAGCCGCGCCAAGGCCCGAGGCCGAATAGGACGCCGTATAGTACAGAGTAGCGGAGAAAGGACCGACCAAAAGGTCATTGGCCCAGGTGCCGCCGACACACGCGTAATTGACCTGGCTGTTATTGTACCACATGCCGTCAGCCTCATAAGTGCTGCTGGAACCACTTGCATTAACAGGCAGCCGTCCGAATGCTTCCGTCTTCATGCTGCTGATGTAGCCTCCGGAGCTGCTAGCCGGAGTAGCATTTGCGATCGTCTTATAACCGTTTCCGTCTGTGTTGTAGTCGGTTGCAGTAGAACCATCGTGAGTACCACGAGTCAGCTTGACCTTCTGCGTACCATTAGCATTGATCCAGCCGGCAGTACGACGCCACAGGTTACCCCAGACATTCTCCATACCGAAGACCTTCACGCCGGAAGTCTGGTCATTGGAACCCCAGAACATACCCTTGGTGTTCATCGTACCGGGGGCAATAGCATTGCTATTGGAACTCTTGCACCGTCCGTAGCCAAATGCAGTCTGGCACTCAGTAGAACGAGCCATCATAACCAACAGATCCTGAAGCAGAAGTCTGTCAGCCAGCACCTCGGTATACCAGTCATTGCCGTTTGCCTTTGCATAGGCGATTTCATTAGCCGCCGTGGTGTTTACGCTGTTAACTGCACCGCTGATAGAACGCAGCTTACCGGAAACCAGAGAACCGAAATAGATGGGGGTATAGAAATGATCGATCTGGTTGTTATTGCGGTCATAGTTACACCAGCAATCCCAAGTATCGTCCTGAGGAGTATCGGAGCAGCGGAAATGGTAAACACCATTCGATTCCCAACGCTTTGTATAGATCTTCGGCCATTCCATCATGGCGTTGCCGCCGAAAGAAGTATCCGTAACCTTGGATGTGGTGCCGTTGACCTTCTTGGTATAGTCGTTAGGATTGAGATAGTGATCTACAACACCTGCGTAAGTTAGCATACAGGGGCGCGGCATAAACTTTTCGCCCGGATCAAACGCCCAACCACCATAGTTGAACTTACCAGTGCTGAAATTCATAGCCGCCGGAGTAAACGCTGCATTATCCACATCAGAAGGATAAGTTACTCGTCCTGTGGGGCTGGGAGTCGCTTTCACCAAATCATAACCGAACAGATAATCTCTCTTCTTCGGCGTTACGCTGGTTCTGTTTGCCTCGCTGCGATTATAGGCACCGGTACTGGTGTAAGGGAATGCGGAATAGTAATACACCACTCCGACCGTCACATTAGTATCCGTATAAGTGCCGTTTGCAGTGATGTTCTTGAATAGCTCACCCTCAGTCTCGCTGGTAGGATAACCGGTCGTGCTCCTACGGATAACTGCACCTGCAACGCCACTCGGAAGCTTCGCCGTAATTTCTACCTTAACGGTATCAGACGCTGAGACATACACCGACTTAGCGGAAAACTCCTGCATCGGCTCCGGTTCATTAACGACTACACGGTTAGCCTTGTTTCGGTTATACACACCCTGAGTGGTATAAGGGAATGCTGCATAGTAGTAAGTTCCGGTAGGAGATGCACCACTATCTGCGAAGACAGTGGACGCTTTGATGTTGGCGACCAGATCACCATCGAACTCGTCCTTAGGATAATCGGTTGTCTTCCTCCGGATAATCGCACCTTCCACGGTGCAGAGTGTCTGGTTGTTCACGACCGTGTCGTTAGGAAGTGTTGCTGTGACTTTCACAACGCCACTCTCAACAGCCACGCTGAATGCCAGCATATTGGACGGCTCAATGCCGCCAAAGAAATGTCGGTTTTTACCGAAAATCAGATCTTCTTCTGCCATTTTGATTATTCTCCTTTCGCTTTAAGAATAAGTTACAACGGTGCTGATAAGCTTGCCATCGGAGTCAAAAGTTTTGACGGCTCTCGCCACTTCTGCTCCAGCTGCACTTTTCAGCACATTTGTCATGGTCAGGAATCCATCAGAAAAAGTCTTCGTCAAGGTTCTACCATCGCTCGCAGTCGAAGTGATAACAGTACCATCATCTGAAAACTCCTTGGTTCCGTCTTCGAAGCCAACCAGTAAAATCCGTTTGACCTCTTCCTTGTCGATCTCAAGTTGCAGATTACCGGCGACATCGCCGCTGAGCTGATCTTTCATCTGGTTATACCAGGCAAGGAAATCGGCCTGTTCAGATGCGATCCACTGGTCAAGAACGGTTTGCTCCTGTTGGAGGTCCGCTTTCATTTTATTGAACCAAGCCGTGAAATCGCTTTCCTCCTGAGCAATCCAATCATCGACTTCCTTAGATCGTGCATCAGTAAATCGATCAAGCTCATCCTGCCATTTGCCAAGCAACTCGTCCAGACTGATCGTCTGAAGAATGCCAGTTACAAATGGAGTAGATTCTGTGCCAACCATAGGGGTAATATCAGCTTGGTTAATGACCGCAGTGCCATATTTTCTGTAAATATAACAGAGAGGGTACTGATGGACATTTCCCTCGTTCGTCAAAGTCGGTCTCGACGGTGCGCTGGACGGATTACCTTTGACAAATTTGATAGTGTTATTACGAACTGATTCCATTCCGTTTACTTCCAGAACCACGGCATCAATACGATCAAGAAGCACCTCTGCTTCCGGGGCGGTCATCGGCAGGATGCTGTCATTGACTGTCCATGTATGGTCGAACCAGGCTTTGCCGATACCGACATTCACGGTAAGACCGCCTGCCGCCTTCACAGCAAAAGCGGTTCCGATAGAAGCAAATACACCATCGATGATGAGTCCATCAAAGATAGCTGACATCTGTGCAGCATTGTATTTGCGGTCACCGTTAAGTGAATTGAAAAATCCGCTTGATACGCTCATTCAGTTTCTCCCTCCTTACTTTGAAATAGTTTTGAAGGTCGGATAAATCGACAACCCTTCCTCACTGTTTGAGATGACCAGCTCTGAAATGTAAGCTGATCCCTCATTGCCATATTCATTGGCGATTTGAACGATGTCTCCGATAAAGAAGTCCTCGCCGTATTTGAAAAGTCGAGTAACTTCAACTTCTCCTTCGAATGCAGTGGTTACAATATGATCTGCCAGATTCTTCAAGCCTTTTGTCCGAAGCTGCGCCATATATTCTGCATCGGAAAGAGTCCCGTCCTCAGTATCGGATGAGATGTCACGAGCATCTGTAAAAAGCTCACGCCGATCAAGCCCTGAGGCTGAGCCAACGATAGCAGTTCGCCTTGCTGCCCCTTCACCTTCTCCTGCGACCAGAGTCACATTTCGAAAACTCGCTCTGGATGAATAATAGTTGCTGTTGATGATGTTCTCAAAGTTTGGAGAGAAAACAACATACGGATTTTCTGTCTGCTCATAAGAGCGATCAACACCGGCATACAGACTGAATGCAAACTTGTTTTCATCTGTCAGTACGATCTTGAACCCTATATTGTTTTCCTCACAAAGTCCTTTGACGACATCGTACAGGCAGTCACCTGTGTATTGGTTGTCGATTTTCAGACTTGTGATTTTAGGATCAGTAGAAGGCACGAACACAAAGTTGGAAATCTTTCGATCGGCAATAGACGGAGAAATGATGCATTCGTTTAGCATCGTCTGGATGCCATTTTGAAGATTTCCATTAAAGATTCGCTGTCCCCAGATGATGCGGCGTTCAAGAATAGACTCCAGTGACCTTCCAGTCACGATAAGATGATTTCCTTCTTCTGTGTCGGCATTGATCTTGATGTCCTCGATAATCATACAGTGCTCCGAATCCTTCAGCCACAGATAGTAATCCTCTTTCAAATACTGCAAGAGTTGTGTATCCATAGCGAAGAATATCTCGAAATCTCCATACGAATTATACCGGTCAGTCCATATCATGGATTCGTAAGTATCTATGACGGCTATGGACTCAAAGTCGGTGTTTAAGACCAAAAGTTCCATAGTTATACCCCCTCATAGATTACTTTGTTTTCAATTCTGAACTGAAGATTCGTAACACCGCTGTCAGCAGTAAAGGCGAAAATGTTATCGCCTTTTGCTAAGGTAAACCAGTCGGTATTCTTATCCAAACAGTTCAGGATGTTGTACGAAACGCCTTCACGAATCAGAGTAATGCTCTTATCACCCTTTGAGGTGTTAATAACGATATCATCACTTGCGACGATACCCTTTCCAGTTAGCTTTTGGAGCTTCACAGTATCGATCTTCATGACTTCTCTGGTTTCCGTATTGTAAATATTGATGTTGCTTGCCGGTCCTATTGCATGAATATAGATCGTTACGCCGATTTCGGCATCGCCATAGTAAGTGATGACACCCTCCGTCTTGATCTGAATTTCGCCAAATACAAGCAAAGGTTCCGTCAGAGACTCGTTCGAGAATGGAAACTCAAACATCGGGTCAATACTGTAGAAATCCGTTACATTGTTTCCATCCTCTCCGGCTGAATAGAAGAATGGGTCAGGACAAATGATTGAGATTGATGTACCTTCCTGCGAACTGAAAATGTTCGGTTCATTCGATTCCACATAACCGCTTGTTCGTACATATCGGTTATCAGTTTCGATAATGATTTCAACGCTTTTCTTTGCCGGAAAGTATTTGTAGGATTTCTGCCGTACATCCTCGATCGTTTCTCCGTAGACTGTATCAACAAATACGATTTGGAAAACAATATTCCGCTGACTCAATCTGGCGGAGTTAAACATAGAGCCGTCATTAGTGACGACTTCTGTCGTGTTGACAGTTGCTTTGACCGGACCTAAGCCGGTTACAGACTTGATGAGGAAGCCCGAAACCTCAGGCTCCCTCAAGTCAAGTTTGATCCTATCACCTAAGTAATTGGTGATAGCAAATGAGTGAATCATGTTTCCACCAATCCTTTCAACGCCGAGAACTGATTCTTCGTCTGACGATAAATGTCGATCCTCGACAGTGCCTTAGGTGAATAGTTATTTTGTGTGAAATTGTAGTTGTTTCCGGAGGTAGGTGTAATACCGCCATTTTGAACGATACCAGTACCCTCATGTTCCATGCCAGCGCTGATCTTCATTGCCTGATTCCGACTCAGAAGTGCCGACAATCTACCAGCACCCTCTGTTACATCAGACAGATCAAGCAGCGGTCGAATTGTCGGTTGAGAGTCAATTCCGTTTTCGATGAAAGCACCGATCTTGGAAACCGCGTTGCAGAGTCCTTCCTTAGCCGACTTTGCAACAGATGCACCGGCATCGTAAGACTTATCGGTGTAGTCGATCAGGGAATTGACGAAGCCCATACCAAAGAATCCGCCAATTCGATAGCCAACTTTAGACGGTGAGTTAATGTCGAGTTCCGCTTCTGCTGCCGCTGCCGCTGCTCTTGCCATAGCTCTTGCTCTCGCTTCAGCCATGTATGTGTTGGCAGTTATGCCAGCGGCAAATCCTTCAACAAGATACTTACCGGCGTTATAGAAGTCGGTGTACTTATTTCGGATTGCTGTCAGACAACTGTTGATGATCTGAACAAAGGCATCTTTTGCAAGCTGGTTTTTTGTTCGAATGCCAGCAATGAGATTTGTCATCGTAGTCTGTCCAACGGTGTTAAACTCGTAGAACTTATTTCGGATTGCTGTCAGACAACCGGATACGATTGCGACAAATGCCGACCGAGCAGATGCGTCGCCGGTACGAATACCAGAGATAAAGTTAGTCATCATCGTCTGCCCCATGACTGTGAACTGACTGTACTTGCTTGTAAAAGTAGTGACAATACCGTTAATCATGGTGGTGAAAGTGCTTGTCAGATTTCCTTGCTGTGCTTTGGCGGCGTTGATAAATGTAGTGACCATTGTGTTTGCGGCTGTACTTACACGGGAATTAGCATTTGTAAAGGCATTGATAAAGCCATCGATACCAGCATTACCCAAATTCGTAAGATTCTGAGCAAATGTAGACATTCCACTTGTATCAACACTCTTAATGCCGTTTGCCAAATCCACAAGATTTCTGAACTCGACAACCACACCACTCAGCTTAGCTACATCCACTCCGCTAACGCTGTTGTAGTACGCGGCAAATGACTGACCGAAAGATACCAACTGCTCACCGAAGCTTGCAATATCGTTATCGCCCGTAAACCAGGATACGATACCGCCGCTATTCGGCAAATTGTTTGAAAGCTCAACCAGAGCTTTAGCTGCATTTGCGGAGTTTGTGACGACAGATGCATCCAATCCTGTAACAGCCAAAGAATAGTTCTTCATTGCTGTGCCAAACGGAACGAGCTGTTCACCGAAGGTTTCAAGGTCGTTATCGCCCGTAAACCAGGATACAACACCGCCCGTATTCGGCACCGTATTCGCAAGTTCAAGCAAAGCCTGACCTGCGGTAACGCTATTTTGAATGACATCGGCTTTCAGTCCGGAAACAGCGTCAGAGAAATCCTTCATTGCTCTGCCGAAAGGAACAAGCTGTTCGCCAAAGTCATCCATATCGTTTTCACCAGCAAAGAAGCCAACTACGCCGCCGCTGTTTGGAACGGTGCTTGCCATCTCTGCAAGTGCCTTACCAGCGGTAGCTGCTTCAGTAATAACACTGGCGTCAATTCCGGCGACTTCGTTTGCAAAGTTACGCATGGCACGACCAAATGGAATAAGCTGTTCACCGAAGGCATTCATATCGTTCTCTCCGGCAAAGAAGCCAACGACACCGCCAGTATTAGGAAGTGTATCAGCCATCTCTGCAAGAGTCTTACCTGCGATTGCAGCATTGGAAACTGCTTCTCCATCAATACCGCTGATTTCATCAGAGAATTGTTTCATAGCTTTTCCGAACGGAACCATCTCTTCAGCAAAGCCAGAGAGCGAACTTCCGCCAGTGAACCACGAGGTTAGACCATCCAAAATATTTGCGGCTGTCAGGATAAGAATCGTTTCTGCAAGAGCCTTAACACCATCCAGCATAGCCGGATCTATGGAAGCTGCGCCATCAAGGAACGGCTGAACATTGGCCATAAACCCGGAAAGATCAGAACCAATTTGCGGGAATTGACTGGATACGCCACTCATAAAGCCACCGACGATACCACCAACAAACTTACCGATTGCCGTACCAATTCCCTGAAGCAGATTACCGCCTTCGTTGATAAGCCAGTTCAAGCCAGGAATTTGCGCCAGAGCACCGACCGCAGCAAGAACAAGAGCGAGTTCAGCGATAACAGCGCCCATACCGAGAACGCCCAGCATGGCACCAGGAACAAGAGCTGCTACTGCGCTCAAAGCAGCCATAATTGCTGCAAGCAGGCCGATACCGACAATTCCCTTAAGAAGAGTTTCTGTATCAATACCCTTAAGTGCATCCACAATACCGGAGAAGAATGCCATCAATACATCAATAGCAGCCTGAATCAGACCCGGAAGATTCTTAGCAACGCCCTCAAGCACTGCGATAAGGAATTGGAAGATGGAATCGACGATAGACGGGGTATATTCCACCAATGCTTCAAGAACACCTGCAATGAGCTTCAATGCCCCATCAGCGATAGCGGGAACGCACTCAACAAGTACATCCACCAGCATAAGAACAACCGCCTTGACTGCTTCTCCAATGGCTCCTGCACTATCTGCGATAACTTTGCAGAACTCGACAATTGCCTCGCCGATCTTGGCTACAATTGCAGGAATAAGGGCTGCCACGCCTGTGATAATAACAGTCAAAGAAGCGACGATGGCTGTAGCACCGGCAGTTCCCGCAGCAGCAAGAGCTGTTAAGCCTACTGCCAAGGCGGACAAACCGGCACCTGCCAGAGCAAGCCCGGCACCAATACCGACAACTGCTACCCCGATTAGTGCCAGCGAGCCACTCAAAGCGAGAATAGAAGGAACCAACGGAGTCAATACAGCACCTGCAACACCGAGGATAGCAAATGCACCTGCCAGGGTAACGAGACCTTTCACGATGGAACTCCAACTCATGGCGCCGAGAATAGCCAGTACCGGAGTAAGCACCAAGAGGGCACTTGCAGCAACAAGAAGCGCCGCAGAACCTGCAAGAGTACCTGTCATGGCATTCAGACCGATTGCAAGAATGGCCATTGCGCCGCCCAGAGTGATAAGACCCTTGGCGATTTCCTCCCAAGACATTGAACCCATCTGGTTAAGAGCATTGGCAAGTATAAGTAAAGCCGCAGAGACAGCAATAAGACCAGTGCCGATGCCAATCATGCTTTTCGGCATGAAGTTGACGGCAATTGTAACCGCCGCCAAAGCCCCGGCCATAGCAACAAGACCTCTTGCAATTTCGTCCCACTGCATTCCAGAGAAGTCTTTTACAGCCGATGCGAATATCTTCATGGCTGCTCCGATAGCAACGAGTGCTACACCTGTAGAGATTACATGTTTAGCGTTACCAGTAAGCTTGGTGAAAGCGGTAACCTCAGCAAGAAGCACTGCAATAGATGCAAGCCCCTTACCGATTTCTTCCCATTTCATCTCGCCGAAGTCCTTGCAGGCAGAAGCCAACACCTTGATTGCTGCCGAAAGAATCATGATGCCTGTAGCCGTAGTAATGGATTTACCGCTGAATTTTGCGGTTCTCAGGAACAGAGAAACCTCGGCAAGCAATACACCAACGCCGACAAGACCTTTCGCAAGCTGGTTCCAGTCCAATTTAGCAAGTTGCTCGCAAACAGAAGCAAGAATCTTGATTGCGGCTGCAAAGATCACCATTTGAGTAGCACCCTTGATGATGGTTTTACTGTTGGAACTCATAGCTTTGGCTGCGGCAACCATCATAGTCGTCAAACCTGCAACACCAATCAGACCAGTAGTAAGCTGCTTTGCATCCAGATCAGCAATCTTTTTAAGTGCGCTCGCCAAAATCAGCACTGCCGTAGCAATTCCGAGCATAGCAGTTACACTCTTCATCACACCAGTTGCCTGACCGCTGATTTTGTTGAATACAGCCATCGAAGCAAGAAGTTCAGCGAATAGCACAGTGATTGCTCCAAGGGCTACATTCAGCTTTTCGCTGTCCACAAGACTAAGCGCAATCAAAGATGCAGTAAGAATAGCAATAGCCGACGCGATCTTCAGCAATGTACCAGCCTGCAACTGAGTCTGGTAAGCTTCAAAGCATCCTCGAACACTGTCAAGAATTCCGATAAAAGATTCCTTGAAACTGCCGATATCTTCAATAGCTTTTCGGAAGGTGCCGACAAACTTTGTGATACCGACAGCAATAGCACCGAACGAGATACCATTCAGCAGATCAATAATTCCGCTGAAATTAGCTTCACCGAGATTCTTTGCTAAAGAACTGCCGAGTTCGCCAAGGATTTTAACGATGCCACTTCCGATTGTCTTAACGGCGTTCCACACAGCAGAGAGAAGCTGAACAAATTGGCAATTAGCAAGAGCCTCACCAATGACCTCAAAGGCGACGATAACCCCAGATTTCATCTCACCGGCTGCTTCTCCGACTTGAGTCATCCTCTCATGAATTCGCTCAAGCAGAGAATGAAACAATTCGAAATTGGCGGATTCAAATTTTTCTTTGATCTTGTTCTTCAGTGTGGATAAAGCTGTCATAATTGTCTGTATGACCGTAGCGATACCCTCACCAACTTTCTGGAATGCTCCGCTGGTTTTGATAAACTCATCAAACGCAACAATAGCATCGCCAATCCCACCAGTGAAACCAAGAATTCCATCTCCGAGTGTCCCAAACCCGCCAAACAACGGTTTAATTGCCGTAAATATAGCAGAAAAGGCTTGTTTAACGATGTCCAAGATCGCAAACAAGCCTTTGAAAGTGGATTTTAGATTAGCTGAAGCTGTATCACTGAGCTTCAAATTTGCTGTGAATTTTCGCAAATTCTCAGTAATATCATAAAGCTGCTGGGCTGTGGTGGGAGGAAATATCTCACGGAATGCCTCATAGATCGGTTTGATAACACTCTGAACGCCTTCAAAAGCATTTTTAAGTGCCTCAATCAGTTTGGTTCTTCCGCCAAGATCTTTCCACCCTTGCAACATCTCATTGCGAGCATCTGCTTGGGCATCGATAAATCCACCGATAACCTGGCTGAGTCCAGTCCAAAGTTCTTTGGCTTCCTCAAAATCACCAAACAGGATTTCCCATGTATTTGCCCATCCGGAGCCTACGGCTTCCTTGAGAGTATCTATCAACTGAGTGAATGTCTTAACATCCTGTGCAGCCGCAAATGCTTTAGCACCGATTTCAGTCGTTTCATCCGCATAATTGCGAAGAGTACCGACCAGAGCTTCCGTGGTCATCCACTGATCCTGCAAAGAATCATTGAAGCCATGTGTAGCATCGATGACATTACCCTTAACCGTTTTATACATGCCGTCGGCAGTTTTAGTCAAGGTGCCACAGGCAACAGCCGACTCAAGAAGCTGAGTCTTAAATTCAACGGTCGCCATATTAGCATTCTCAATTGACTTCCAGTCAATCAGCTTGACATAACCGGCAGACAGTGCCTGCGCAAAGTTATACATGGCACGGGATGCCTCATTTGCATTGGCGCCGGACACAGCGGCAACATTCGACACACCCTGAATAGCCATTACTGCATCCTCAAGACCGACACCAGCATTGGTAAATTTACCGATGTTGGAAGTCATATCCTGGAAGGAGTAAATGGTCTTATCCGAGTAAGTGTTCAATTCCTGAAGATACTTATTAACTTCTTCAAGAGAGGCGCCGGTACTCATCATGATGGTCTGAATTGACCCCATCTTCAGCTCGTATTCCTCAAAGCCCTGACTAATGGGTTCGATTGTCAAGGAGTGGAGCATCTGTTTACCGGTATTTACAACTGAGTTGGTGATGTTTGCAAGGGCGGTTACAGCCATGATCTCCAATGCCGAGAATCGAGTCTTTACTGTTTCAACCGCAGAGCCAAGCCCCGACATATCGACTTTCTTAGCAGCACTGTCAATGCTTTCAAGACCTTTTGTAGCGCCGTCCATATCCAAACTTTTCTTTAATTTTTCAATGGTGGACAAACTGGTTTGAACATTGCTCTCAAACTGCTTATTGTCAAACCGCATTTCTACGACTCTTTCGTCGATAGTTTTACTCATAGCTTCGTAACCTCCTTCCATGCTTCATTTGCAATTTTATCGAAAATAGGCTGGATAGCAGGATTGATGTAATCTCGACCCTGTACCCAGCCCCCGTTGCGAGTCCCGTGACCATATTGCAGAATGATCGCAATTGGAACCCCATTTTGAATATTTGAGTTGTAAAAGGTGATCTTTGCAGATCCATTTCGGTTTACGATCTCGTAATACCATGAACTGGCGGTCAAACCGGAATCGACAGGCGTTGCAGACGCAAGAGCAGCGACCCCTTCTCGGCCATACTTGTCGAGGTCTCCGAGATGGACCACTTCTTTTGCCCTCTCCAAAAAGCGTGTAACCTTAGAGAAGTCTCCCTTGTGACTGAACCTTATCATTCACGGACCTCCTTATTTAAGAAGCTGATTAACCCGATTCTGTATTACGGAAGGATCGTAACCAGCCGCCTTCAGACGATTAGTCCTGTCCACGCCGTTACCCCACAGACCCTGAATTACTTCGCGGGCGATCTGGTCAGTGCTTTTCTTCGCAGAAGATGCAGAGACTGCCGTCCCACTTTTGGTTGTTATATAGGTGTCAAAACCAGCAGCTTTCAGCTTTGCAGCCATAGCGTCAGCATTTGCTTTCTTACTGAATGCGCCGACCTGAATCTTGTAAAGATTATCGACCTTAACCATGTAAGTATCAAAACCGGCAGCTTTCACCTTCTGAAGCATTGCATCTGCATTCGTCTTATTGCTGAAGGCTCCTGTCTGCACTCGATAAAGTGCCTGATTATCGGCAGGCTTCTCAGTTCC